TGCATAGCTCCTTCTCTATCTGTAACAGGACCATCACGCCTTATGTCTGGCATGAGCTGCATTCCTGTTTTTGGTAGTCCATCACGCCTTATGTCTGGCATAAGTTGCATTCCTGAGTTAATTCCTGTGTCTGGCATGAGTTGTTGCATTCCTCTGTCAGCACCTGCAAAATTTTCTATTCTTTGTCTTAATCTTTCGTTCATGTCATTAACTCGTAGTGACGCTTACTGCACCTAGGCTTATTGTACCACTAATTCCAGAAGTTAAAGCTTCAGATGCGTATAAATTTCTTAGTCTGGTGCCATCAAAAGCTTGATGCACTGAATTTGTAGTATTAAAAATTACTGCTCCTGTAGCAAAATTTAAAACCTCAACCTCTGCCTGTGTAAAAGATGGTATTTTTTCTGGGTCTACAGCAGATAAATTTATTTCTAAAATTCTTACTAATCTATTAAATAAATCTGGAGTGACCTCATTAGTTGCTACAGGCAGATTAGTTTCTAATATTTTAGACATTATCTACGTCCTGATGGGTTTACATCTAATCTTGTAGCTCCTAATCTCCATTTAAAATCTTTTTGCCTAGCTGTTGGCGATAAATCATCGTCAGACTCAAAACGCAAAACAAATTGTCTGCCTCTTGTTCTGACATCGTTTCTGGATGTTGTGTTTTCAATTTGTGAAGTAGAGTCAGTAGAAAGACTTTCATCCGGAGCATTTCTTTTTTTTAAAACAACATTAATTGCAGGGTTTGGAGACGTACCAAAATCTGATAAAAATTTTATATCTGGAATAATTTTTTTTATAAAAGCAAGTTGTTCGCCATCAGCCACATCAAAATCTCCAGACTCTATAAAAACATTTGACATTGGGCTTTCATCATCATTTGAACCGCTTTCATGGTCATATAAAAAACTGTTTGAGCTCACTATGCCGGAAGCTATGGGGTTTGAATTATTATAATCATCTAACCAAGCATATCTTGTTAAAGAACCAAGACTCCAAACATTTTCTTCGTAGTTATAAATAACATATTTAGAAATTTCTCCACTGCCTTCTGAAAGCGATGGATAAAAAAACCAAACTTCTGAAAATTGTGCATTTAAACCTGCATAACATTTATAAGCTTGAGACACATCTAAATCATCAAAAACATGGTTTTGCAATGTGCAAGGTATTTTATTTACCACACCATTGTAAATGTAAAATCCAGATTGGCTCATAAAAAACACGCCATTACTAGAATTTACAAAACCTTTTGGAGAAATTAAACCAACACCTTCATTAATTAAATTCAAAGAAAAAGTAAGAGGCGGACCAATAAACTGCATACTGTAAATAGCTGTGTCTGTCCAAACAACAATTTCTTGTCTAGTTTTTGTACCAGCAACAATTTCAGAACCACTTGAAAGTCTTAAACTTCCTGCTGTATTAGTAGTTTTTGGTTCAAATTCTAATAAATTTTCTTGGTCAGAAAAAGCAATAAACATAGCATCTGCCTGACCCGTTCTTGCGGTGCCAGCATCGTTTAAAGCATCAGCTCCTAAAACAATTAAATGCCTATCGGTTTCAGAAGTTAAAACTTGTAAGCCTTTAGTAGGAACTAAATTTGCACCAGAAGTAGTTGATAAATCTACAGCTCTAGTATTTAAACCATCTGCTTCAACCCATCTGTATATGCTTCCAGCTCTAGGATTTATAATTAAATCTTCGCCATAATTATCATGCGACCAAAGCCTTAGCTGATTATTTGCTGATAAAGAAGAGCTGCTACCAAAACTTCCTTCACCCCAGCCATTTACACTCCAACCTGTGCCTGATAAAAAAGTATCTGTGCCAATATTTACTTGATACTTTCCAACAACACTTGAACCACCATTACCAGAGTCATTTGCATTTGCTGTAACTGTAGAGCCGCTGGTATCTTTAGCTGTAATGGTGTATGAATTAACAGTGGCAATGGTTGCTATTTCGTATTCTTGATTTAAAACAGCAGCGGTAATATTTCCGCTTCCGCCTAAAGCGGCAGCTCCGCTAAAAGTCACAAAATCTCCTGCATTAGCACCATGATTTGCGTCTGTCACAGTTAAAGTAGAAGAGCCATTGCTTGCCGCAAAAGTAACATCTCCTGCTGCTGTTGTTTGCCTTAAAGGAGTAATGTCGTTGTAAGCATTACCCTCTTTTATATAATATTTTGTTGTGGTGCCAACACCTAAGAATTTATTACCTTCTACAGAAGTCCATGTAATTAAAGCTCTAGCTTTACCAAAAAAACTATTTGCTGAATTTTTAATCCAGCCACCTATTTTTTCTACTTTAGTCTTTCTAAACCTTATAAAATTACCATCAACCCAGCCACCTTCATTTGAAAGCTCTGTCTCTTCTTTGTTAATACCAGCTTTAAAATTGAATTTTGTGAGAGCCATAAAAATAAACTTCTAAAATAAGAAGTTTAACACAATAACCTAAAATTTAGGCTAGTCTAATTATTGCACCTGTAGCTGTAGGTGCGGGGAAAACAACAGTAAAATCTCCAGCGGTTGATGTTTTGTCTCCGCCAAAGTCTATTGCACAAACAGCTTTATCAGATTGAGTGTCGTTATAAATCAAACAACCTCTAGCTGTGACTGTAGCTGTTCCAAAAGTCAAATCTGCAAAATCACAAACAGCTGTAGTTCCTGATGTTGATGGAGTTACGCTAGTTAAAGCAGCTCCTCCAGCAGTGTAATTTGTTCCTGATGCCTGTCCTGTTGTTACATAAGCTGTTGTGCCAGCACCTAAAGTAGCACTACTTGTGTACAAAGCTAATTTAAAACTATTACCGGAACTAGCAGTAAAGTTATGAGTTCCGACTAAAAGCTCTTGTTTAAAGCTTGTAGCTATTGCTGATGTTATTGCCATATCAAAGCTCCTTAATAATTTTAGCCATGTCTTCATGACCTTGTTTTCTGAGTAAGTTTACCACAGTTGTTCTGTCCGAAGATATACTGTTTTTTATAGTCATAAGTATGACAGTATAAACATGATTTTGAAAAGCATAAGCTTGTTGTTTAACATGTTCTGGAGCATTTTCAGAAATTTCACATATTTTTTTAGTTGCTTGCTCTGCCCAAAACTCAGGAGTATGACCTCGGTTTTGAGTTGTATGAACGCTAATCTTTCCTAATTCAAAAAGAGAGTCTGCCATTATCCTTTATAAGGTTCTGGAGGTGTTTCTTCTTCTATAACAGCTATGTTTTCTTTTTTTAAAACATCTCTTATTTTACTATTAGGCTCTATAACCCATTGATTGTTATGTGGTACCGCAACAATCGGGTCAGCTAATCTATGATAACCATACAGCCTTTCTTTCAAAGGAACACTTGCATCAAGTAAAGAACTTCTTGGGCTAACGCCAATCATCATGCCACCTTCCATAACTTTTGAGCACCAAAATTCTACACAAGCCCTACCAGCTTCTGCAAAGTGCATGTCGCCCTTGTAAGAAAAATCTATACCATACAGTTCTAACGTGCCTACTTCATGATAGTAAGCAAAAGCAATAGCGTAAGCCACTGTATTATTAAAATAAGCACTTTTTGTATAATTACAAACTGCTTCTATTGGATATAATTCAGCACTTGGAACTCTGTCATCTAATTCACAAGTGTAAACAGGCACAGACAAATCAGGCAAAACTCTTCTCATTACTTGAGTTTGTTTGCCAGCATCATCACTGTCTAAAAACCTGCTTGGTGGGTCCATCATAAAAACTCTGCTGCAATTAAATACACCGCAAGCAGAATTTATACCCCAAACTTCATCCCATTCGTTGCTGTTTTCAGCACCGATTACAAAATCTATTTGAGATATACCAAGTCCTAGTAAGGCAACTCTTGCACCTTTTAAACTTTCAATTTTTTGCATTAAGATACTCCAATCCGAAGACTGTCGTATCTGTATTCATCTTTAACTTTTCTACCTTCTGAAAGATTTTTCATCCTAGCAACAGCCTCTTTAAATCTCGTTTCAAACGTAGCAATAACATCTGGAGACTCTTTAAGAAATATTGCTCCTTCTGCGAGACAGCCGCTAAGTAAAGCGTCTGGATAATCTTTTGAAAGAGTTGTTTGTCCACTATCACTACCATCTGCCAACGAATTTGGTTTAAATAAGTAGTGTAATTCTATACTAAAGTTTGCATTTGGAACAGGTGTAATCGTAAAAGAGTCATCTGAAAAAACAGCGTAGTATTTTGGTGTACCTGTTACTGTAGTGTCTGGAGAATATTCTTTTAAAAAAGAAGCGTGTTTTAAGTCTAGGTATGTATATACATTGTTAGAAATTACAGCCAAACTCATTGGTGCAAAAAAATCACTAGGCGTAGCTAAAAACCTACTTCCAGAAGATAAAGTTCCTGTGACATTTTTTCTTTGTTCCGGCAGTTGTACAAATTCAAAAATTCTATCTTCTGCTGATTTAATAATGTTATCTAAATTATTTACAAAAGTAGTTTCGCTTGACTCTAAATAATCTTGTATTGCTGTTTTTAATGTTGTCTTGGTGAAACTCATAATAAAGATTATACAACAGTTTAAGTTGTAATTTGTATTGTGCCCAAACCGCTTGTTACAGCAAAGGTAGTTAATTCTTTTCCAAGTTTTCCCTTACCTGTATTTGTGTAAACAGAAAAAAAATTATTATCATCACTTAAATCAGGTCTTGCGTTTTTTAATGCTTGTGCGTCTAAAACTACAGGTCTTCTATCTAATTGTGGATGTTTTGGGTCAAATTGGTCTGGTCCTACCATAAGACCATCCCAAGTCATTCTCATTTCTTTTAACTTATATCTAAAACCGGATATATCACAAATTCCATAAGCGTTTTTATTGCTAGCAAATTTGCTCATTTGGCTGAATTATAACTTCTTAAATCTGGTGCAATGTTATACGAAGACCTATCTTGGTCTTGTGAGGTAGCTCTTTCAAACTCTTCCTCGTAAATTTGTTTTAACAAAACTGTTCTTTCTGGAGCTCTTTTCATCGAAACATAATAAGCAAGACCAGCTGCTAAACAAGGATAAAATCTAAAAGGCATTTCTAAAGTGTTTGCTCCTGCGTCAGCATCATCCATTCTAGTAAGCACGTTTAAATGTAATGTGTATGTAGTAGATTTATCTGGTGTAGGATATAAAGTTACTTTTGGAGAAAGCTGTTTATCCACAAAATATTGCGAAGGCTTTCCTGATGTGCCTTTGTTAGCTAAACCAGCATATTGCGACCTACTAATTTTTGCCAAAGGCAAATCAGTGTTTTCGTTATTTACTGTTTCTCTAACAAAAGCATCTAAAACATCAATAGTTGCAGTACCATCTACAGAGTCAATAGTGTAAGTTGCAGTGTCTTTTACTAAAGTAATAGTCTTTTCTGCAACAGTCCATTGGTTTAAACCTCTGTTAGCCCATTCTGCTAAAAGCAAATTTAAGCTTCGTCTAGCGGTTTTTAAATCATAACCTGTTCTAAGTTCTAAGCCACAGCGTTCAAACGCCTCTTCTACAAACTCACCTACGTCAGGTTCAAAATTTTTACTATTCGATACTGCCAATTTTATTAATATTTTTTAATCAGTTCTAAAATTACCATGTAGCTATCGCCACTTGAATGCCCTGTTGTCGTAAAGTCAAGGTCGCCTGTTTTACCAGACCCAGAGTTGTTAGGTATTGCTGTAAAATTATCGTAATATTCATCTCCTGTTGAGTCAGCAGGTAATCCTATTGCCAAAACATTAGTAGACGCATCAAATTCAATTTTTACAGACATGCCCACAGTAGCCCAATATATTCTTTGTATATGTACTTCTGTGCAATCCTTTCCTGCTGAGTTTTTTGCTAAAGCAGAAACATCAACTTTTTTGACAGCAGACTCACCACTGCCATCGCTGACATTGGTAAACCTCATTACAGCGGTTCTTTCTCCATCTTGTATGGTTTGTGATAATACTGTGTCTGCCATATTTTACCTCGAATTATGCAGTTGGAGAGTCAGAAGAAATTCCAAAGAATTTTAATGCTATGACTCCACCAGCACCTGCTGTTCCAGATATTACGACTTCTACTTCATCAGCTGTTTCAGTAGCAGCAGTAGTAGTACCGCCTGACATACCCAAAACACCATTACAAGGAAAAAACCCTTTAAATCCTGTTGAATTTATAGCTGATGAAATACCATCTATAAAACCATCAGTGTCTGCGTCAGTTCCTACATCTACCAAGTTTACTGCATTAGCAGCAGCACTTGTTACAGTTACAGCACAAGCCATAGGAATAAAGTTTGAAGGTATTCCGATAGAAGCTTCTTTGTGAGAAGTACCTGTAGCAGCTACTGTGATAGAAGTGCTATATGTACTCATTGTCATTTCGTTTGTTAAAGCACCTGTAGTTTCGTTCTTAATAATAGTTTTATAACCATTTTCAGAACGAACAGGACCATTAAATGTTGTATTTGCCATGTTATCCTCCTTGAGGAAGAACTTTATCATCTTGGCTTGTCTGCTAGGTCAGTTGATAAAGTTGTTAATAAATACCTAGATTGACATGATTATATCATTTTTGGTCAAAATTAAAGTAAATATTTGTTTGTAAATAGTTGCAAATGTTTGTAAATAGTGTACTATAACTATATGATTAATAAAAAATTATGGAGGAATTAGTCATGAAACTAACTAAAGCAGAAATTGTAAAGAAGACTGAAGATTTTAAAGATGAAATATCAGTTCTTGTAAACAATGCAAAAAAAACTCAAAGATGGATAGAAATGGCTGTTTTTTGTGAGCCTGACCTACCTGCTATGGAAGAAAAATTTGATAAAGAAATCAAAGCAGCAGAAGACAAAATGTCGGAGTTTAGGAAGTTCGAAAAAGAAAATTCATTTGATGATGCACCTATGGTGAGGAATTAGTCATGGTTGATATGGTTGAGCTAGATGGAATGATAGAGAGTGATAAAAAACTCGAAGAAATCAAATATCTAAAAGAAAAAATGGTCGAAAAAGCCAAACAAGCAAACGTCCTTAAAGGACTGCTTGAGCTTGATGAGAAAAACAAACAGATGTCTGATTATCAAAAAGAGATGCTTCAAGAAAAAATCAAAGGACTCGCTGAGTCTGTGCTCTTATATAACGACATGATTGAGGCAAGGGAAAATGGATAACTTCGATTTAGATTGGTCTCAAAAGCAAAAGCTACCTGATGGTAGATATGTAGAAGAAGCAGAGCTTAATAAAAATAACAGTGAGCTTTTTTGGTCTGTCTGGAGAGAAGAAAAAATTGCTCTTAAAAAATCAGGCTATGCTGTATCAAAGAGCGATGACGATGTTTGGATTGTCAAAAGATACTCTGATGATTTAGATATTTTAGAAAAATCACAAGCTGTAGACTCCGATAAAAATTATCCTGTGCCAGCTGGTCTTGATTACTATGGTTATCAAAAAGCTGGAATTGAGTATTGCCTTGATAAAGACAATATCTTAATTGGCGATGAGATGGGCTTGGGTAAAACTGTTCAAGCTATTGGCGTTATCAATGTCAATAAACCAAAAAATGTTTTAATTGTTTCTCCGGCTTCTTTAAAACTTAATTGGAAAAAAGAATTAGAAACTTGGTTGGTAGACCAAAGAGATGTTCAAGTAATTATGTCAGGCAAAGACAGCCTTAACGAAAAACAAGATATTGTCATTATTAATTATGATATCTTACAAAAATATCAAGACTTGCTTGATAAGAAATGGAGCCTTGTCATTATGGATGAGGTTCACTATCTAAAAAATCCAGATGCTCAAAGAACTAAAGCAGCTCTTAGTCTTCAAGCAGATAAAAAAATTATGCTTACAGGAACTCCTATTCCTAACAGACCTATCGAGATACAGGCGGTAGCCGGTTATTTAGACAATAAATCATTTGGGCATAGATTTGGTTTTGGCAAAAGATATGCCGGATTACACAAAAAAAGAGTCACTAGAACTAAAGAGGTCTGGGATTGGAGCGGAGCTTCTAATTTAGATGAGCTACAAAGAAGACTCAGACAAAGCTTTATGATTAGAAGAAAAAAAGATGAGGTTTTAAAAGATTTACCAGCTAAAGTAAAACAAATTATTGAGTTGCCTTATGAGCTTTACAAAAAAGAAATTAAGGCAGAGTATTCAGCCTTTGAAGATTACAATAAAAAAAATACAAATCTAAATGTAGACCCTTACAGTCTGGAAGCAGAACAGTTTTCTTCTAAAGTAGATTTTATAAGCATGTCATCTGAAAGAAGAGCAACTGCTGAGAAAAAAGTTAAAGCGGTGGCTGAACACCTTGAGTCATTTAATGAACCGGTTGTTGTGATGGCACACCACAGAGATGTTATTGCTCAGTTAGAAGCAGAGCTAATCAAACAAGATAAAAAAGTTGTGGTCCTTACAGGAGAAAAAAATCAAGTAGAAAGAAACGAAGCAGTTGAGGCTTTTCAGAATGGTCAAGCTGATGTCTTCATTGGCAGTATTAAGGCTGCCGGTGTTGGTCTTACTTTGACTAAAGCCTCTAAAATGGTTTTTGCAGAGCTTGATTGGGTACCATCTGATATAGCTCAAGCAGAAGATAGAATACACAGAATTGGTCAAGAGTCTTCTGTCTTAATACAATATATTGTTGTTGAAGGCTCTCTTGATGCAGTCTTTGCCCAAAAGATTGTTGATAAAACTAAAGTAGCTGCTAAAGCTCTTGACAATGTTGTGGTTGAGAAAAAAATAGAATTACCAGAGCTTGTAAAAGAAAACAAAGAGCTTAATAAGGTCATTGAAAAAGCTAAAGCAAAAGCCAAAGCCAATCAAATAGCTGAGTCTTTATCATTAGAAAAAGTAGAGTTGCTTCAAAAATTTATGAAGTTCCTTTCTTCAAGATGTGATGGTGCCCTAGCACAAGATGGCGTTGGCTTTAATGGTGTTGATAAAGACTTCGGTGCTTCTCTAGCAAGACAAAATAGCTGGAGTATGGCTCAACAAAAGATTGCTTACAAAATGCTTAAAAAATATAAAAGACAAATAGAAGAGCTTGATGATGAAGGTTATAACATTCTTTACAATTAAAAAGGGCACCCTAATAAGAGTGCCCTAAAATTTATAAACAATATTTAAGGGAGAGTAAATATGAATATTTGATAATTATAAGCAAAAAGAAAGGGCAGGTAAATACCTGCCCTTCTTTATAATAGTTGAATAATAAACCCTATTATCGGTTCATTTAAGCTCCTTGGGAACCATAGATACCTCTCCAATTAGAGAAACCAAAAGAATATCTTTCTCTTGCTTTGTATCTAATGTTGCCTGTACTAAAGTCAGGCTCCATGTTGGTTTCCATTCCTGTTCTTTGGAACATTTTTAGACCTTCTCCTGACTCTGTAACAGAAGTCAATAAGAAGAAAGCGTCTGGGTCATTAAGGTAATGATTTACTGTGTAGCCACCGGGTAATACACCTGTATTTTTGATAGCGTTTAAATCATTATCTGCTGTACCGACTCTTTGTGGAGAATTTAATATTCTGTCAGCAACAAAATTTAACTGTGGTGGAACCACTAATTTTGTAGCATTAACAGATATAGTTAATCCTCTGTCGTCTGTGAATGTAGATATATCAATTAAAGCATCCTCTAATGAAGTTTCATTTAAGTCAGCCATAGTAGTTGCTCTGTTAGCAGCAGTTCCACCACCTGCAAGGGGGTGAGCTGTGTTAATTAGAGAAACACCATCTCCGCCTGTAAATGAAGAACTAAACGCATTATTTAATACATTTGCTCCTTTTACTTCTTTAGTGTTAGCCATACTTCTAGCTAGTGCTTTAGTATATCTTTTTCCAAGTGAGTCATATAGATTATCTTCAACTGCTTCTTCTGTTAATGCAAAAGCCAACGCAATAGTGTCATGCGTGTATCTTGCAGTATAAGACTCAGAAGCGTTGTCGAATACAACTCCTTGCCCTTCGGATTTATTTGGAGCCGAACCAAAACCTACGATTAATACTTCTTCCTCGAAAGCTCTTGAAGAGTCTTCAATAGAAAAAATTTCTGCATATTCTTGGTCGTAAGTATCATACTCCATACCAAAAAGTGCATTTAAACCCGGTTCTAATTCAGCTGCTAGTTGTGCTCTTGAAATTGCCATTATTTATTACCTCTCATTAAGCTAGACCAGCACCTTTCTGACCCATGATGTGATTTTGTATCACGCATAGGACATTGGTGTTAGTTGTTGCAACGTCTGAATTATCGGGGTCCTGTGAAATATCAATCGCCTTTAATGGAAGCGTAGCTGTAGTTGCTCCGGTAGTCACATCTAACTCAGTGTTAGAGCGTCCGGATTTTTCATCACCTACATCACCTGCATCCACAATATCGAAATTTCCAAACAAGTCAGCGACAGGAAAAGTGTCGTCTGCTTGTACTTCAAAAACAACATTAGGGTCGTCAATCACAGAAGCTATAATATCCGAAGCAGAAATACTACCCGGATAGTAGTTTTTAAAGACTTGTTCGCCTGTAGTTGGGTCTGTGTACGAAACACCATTGAAAACACCAACGATAGGTACTGTACCACTAGCAGCGTGTCTACCTAGTACACCAGCAGTAAGCTGAGTGACTAAATCTCCTTGATATATAGGAGTTGTAGCACCACTTGCTATTCTATATCTGGATTGACCTCCAGAATAGGGAGCACCACCCATCATGCGAACAGCTTTTAAGCCAAAGGCTGCGTTTTTATTCGCCATGTTAGTTTACCTCTAAAAAATTAATTTAAGTCTACTTTTTTCCAAAAGTGACTTGAGACTCTCTTTTGCTATCATACTTTACGTATCTGCTATCTTTGCCAGACTCATTAAACATTGTATTGTCTAATGCTTCGTTAGCTTGAGAAGTTTTACCTTCATAGTAAGCTCTTCTCTCTGCAATAGTTTCTACCGGTATTTTAGCCAAAAACAGTCCTTCATTATGTACTACTCCAGCCAATCGACCTTTATCCTCGCCAAGTGCAGGCAAATCCCATCCATCAGGTAAAGATGAGGCTTGAACAAATTCCCAGCCCTCTCTCATTCTATATGAAATGTTATTTGCATCTTCTTGACCAAGGAACGAACCTCTTATCCATCTGTACTCATAACCATCAGGAGGAGGAGGTGTGTCTAGTTTCTTGACAGGAGACCAAGGTTTTCTACGAGATAATTTATCGTGTGTCTCGGTTTCACGTTGGTTTCTCATGGTGTTTAACTCTTTCTTTTCAGCCATTAGCTTGCCTCTTTTTGTTGTATTTTTTGCTTTTGTTTAGCAACCTGTTTCAACCAATCTTCTTCAGACATGTTGTAAGGTTTCAACCCTAGGACACGCTCTTTTTCAGACTTTGAAAAAGTTATTCCACTTTTGTTGCCTTGTGTTTTTTGCCTACTTCCTACAGAAGCAGAAGCGACTCTTTGCACAGTGGGTCTCACTTCTTTTTCCTCGGCATTTGTTTCATTCATTAAATCTGGATATACATTATACACCCTTTTATCTAATTCATTGTAATACTCATCTGAGTCAGCTTCAAAGCCCTCATTAATAAGATTAATATGTGTAAAGTTTGCATATTGAGTAGCTGCTACATCATTGGTATCTGAGTCTACGCCATACCAAGGATTTTTACTTTTCCACAACAAAGCTTCTTCTGTAGGAACAACAACTTGCTCCTGCTCTACTTGTTGTGGTTGAGCTTGTTGATTATTTTGAACTTGTTCTTGTTGAACAGCTCTATTTTTAGCCAACCTTATTTGTTCTTTTTGTATTTGTATTTCGCCCTTTAAAGAGTCTGCTTTAGAAATTAATTCAGCATCATTTGCTTCATAAGCTTTTTTAAACAGCTCGTTAGCCTGCCTTTCTTTTGCTTCTATAGCTTGTTCCTCTGCACTTAAAACGCTTGTATTAAGTTGTTGAGTTTGACTCTCTAAGTCTCTTATTCTTTGCTCTCTTTGTTGAGCAAGATGTTCTGCTTGTTGAGCCCTTGCTTCTGCTTCTCTAGCTCTCGTATTTAACTTATTAATTCTTTTTGAAACACCTTTGGTGTATTCACTTAGCTCATCATCAGAAGAAACTGTTTGTTGTTTTTGATTTTCTTCTTCAACAACAGCATCATCAACAACTTCAATTTGTATTTCTTCTTCTTGTTCAATTTTGTTTTCTGTTTCGCTCATTATAAACTCACTATATCATCTGGATTTAGAATTGTTGCAATGATTTCATCATCGTTAATAATTCTTACTTCCGCACCATCTTCTAATTTAAATCTAGCTCCGGCATATCTTCCAATCAACACCCATTGACCTTCTTTACACCAAGGCTCACCATACTTACCCTGCTCTGAATAACAAAGAGGACCCATTTTTACAACATAAGCAACTACAGTAGCCAGACTTTCTCTGTCTACAGTTTCTTTTGTCATAATAATTCCGCCTTTAGATTTTCCTTTGCCTCTATAAGGCAAAACTAAAATTTTCCAACCTGTAGGAGTAGGCATTCTTTCAACCAAAGAAGCATCTAATTTTTCTGGGTCTAAAACTATTTCTTCTGGCTCCACGTAAGCAGATTGAATTATATCTTTTTCTTCTTTTTTTGCTGGTTCACTCATTTTTATCAAAATAATTTTTTATAAAATCTTGCATATTATAAAGGGCATTTAGCTGTCCTTGCAAATATTTATAATGTTCCATGTCTTTTAAATTACCAGACATTAAAGTTTCTTCTATGTCTTTTAATTTGGTATTTACTTCTCTTTGTAGATTTTCTACAAAATCAATAACGTCTGCCATAAATTATTTTTTCTTTTTTCTAGTGACTTTTATTTTTTTTGTAGTTTTATTTTCAACTTTGACAGGTTTTAAAACAACTTTTTTTGTATCAATTTGCGTTTGAATTTTTGGCTCAATTTTTACCTCTTTTACAGGTGTGGTTTTTGTTTCTTCTACAATTTTTTTTATACCTGATATTCTTGCCATTTTTTTTGCAATTCTTTCAATGCTTGCAATTTCTTTTGCTTTTTTAGCTGCTTCTGTTTTTGCTCTTTCAGCTATTTCTTTTGCTCTTTCAAGTTTTTTATTTTTTCTTAACTCTGCAAGTTTTTCTCTAATGTAAGATGTTGTCATGATTTCCTCATTTTAGATTGTAATTCTGTAATTTTTAATTCAGCTTGTTGTTTCATTCTGTCTATAGCTAATTGAAGTTTATCATCCGCTATAGCTTTTTGCACATCAATCCTCTGTTGTTGCAGTTGTGACTCAACCATTTTGTTTTCTTGATTTTGTTCAATTTTAGTTTCAAATTGTTGTTGCTCCATATCAAGCTCTTTGTCTTTTAAATCAAGTTCTTGTTTTCTAATTTCTACTAATGGGTCTCCAGATGGCTGCTGAATACTTTCTAAAAACTGTTGAGTTAGTTGAGCCATAATTGGAGAACTAATTTGGTCTAACATCATTTGCATTTGTTGTTGTAAAGTCTTAGCTTCTTCTGGAGAAGATTGCTGCATAGCCATTTGCATTTGTTCAAACTGTTGTTGTAATTCTGGAGGAATTTGTTGTTGTGCTAACTGTGCTGATAAAAACTGCAAGTGTTGCATAACGTGAGAAACGATTAAAGATTGAATGCCTTGGTTTTCTTGGACTGTTTTTAATAAAAACAAACTTTGATGAGCCGCTACGTGTGCTTCATGATTTTGTTCCGGAAAAGCTTGAGCTGGTTGTCCTAATAATAAACTACTATTTTCTAATCCAGCATCTACCGGCATAGGTGTCATATCCGGAGGCGGTTGTAACAGGCTTTCAACATTATCTACTCCTAGAGCTGCATACATTCTTTTGTAAGCCTCATAAATACCCACAGGACCATGAACATCAGGGTTAGTTGTAACCATCTGTAAAAGCTCTTGTGCCATCGTAATTCTTTGGCTTTGTGAAAATATATTAGGGTCAGATATAGGAACAATATCAATTCTATCGTCAAAGTCTGATAATTTAATTTGTCTTGGACCAGAGCCTGTCTCAAAGTCATATTCTGGAGGCAAATATTCAGCAAATACACTTGCTAATAAATTAAACTCTAATCTTTGTGAGTAATGTAATCTTTTATGAATTGCAGACATTACTTTTGTGCCTCTCTCTAACAAAGCAACTGTTGTGCCTACAGGCATAGCTTGGTTCATATCTCCTACATTCATGTCTGAAATAGCAGCAAATCTTTTTCCAGAGTCTACTAAAAGACCAAGCAGCTGCATCAATACATTGCTAGGTTCTTTTATAGGAAGGGGTATTAAGTTTTCTCTAAGACTACCTCCGGTAGTATCTATATCTCTAAACTCACCGGGCTGTAAAGGCTCTGCCTCGTCTCTAATCCTCATGCCTCTAGCTTTAAAACCAGCTGGTAAATTAGCTAAAGTTCCTGCGTCTATTAATTGTCTTAAAATAGACGTAGAAGCCTTAGATAAACCACCAATCATGTGTGAAAGACCTAAGCCATAAAGTCCTAATCCCGGTAAAAACTTATACTGTATAAAAAAGTTAATTTTATTTTTTAAAGGGTCATTAGGATTGTAATTTCTTCTTATAGATAAAACTTTATAGGCATCTCTATCTATAGTAACTATGTAAGGAAGTTTTAGACCGGTTGGCTCACCTGTTTCATCAACATCTTCAAAGCCTTCTAAATCTAAAATAGTGTGTACTTCATAAATTGTTCTGTTTCTATCCTCAGCATAACTTGGTTCTATACCTTGTATGTCATCAACTTCTTTTTCAACCTCTGTTTGTTCTCCATATATATCATCTGGTAAATCTATATTTGAATAAAAACCAGAAAGCTGTTGTTTTTTTATTTCGTTCTTTGACATGCTTATTACATGCGTAACTCTTTCTGCACTTGTTAAATCAGCAGCTTCATAAGGAACTATTAAATCTTCTGGGGGAATAAATTTTGATACCGCTCTTTTTAAAACAAAATCAAAGTAAACTTTTTTAAATGCTGAACCTGCCAAAGGCAAGTAAAACAAAAGCTGGTCTAGTTCTGGGTCATATTCTTTCATTACATTCATAATGTAATAATTCATAAACTCTCTTACTCTGTCAGCTTGTGACTCAGTATCTGCATTTCTTAGACCTAAAATTTGTGTTTTAACAGGTCCTTTTGCGGGCAATAACTCTTTATATGCTTGAGCTTGAAATTGTGTGACAGCTTCTGCCAATATTGGATGTATTACTCCAGAACTACCTTCAAAAGGTTGAGACCTAGACTCGTCAAATTTCATACCTAAGTATTTAAGACCATCTGTATAAGTTTCTTCCCAATCTTTTCTTGACTCTAAATCGCCTTTGATTGACCCGATTAAATCTGTTGCAAGCTTTGATAATATGTCAGAGCTTAAAAAATCAGCTAAGTTAGCGTTAAAATCAGTTTGTATAGTTTCTTCTTGTGCAAAAATTTCTTCATCAACCAAAACACCTTCGTCTGTAACAAGTATTTCTGCGGCTTCTCTTAAAAGCTCTCCTCTTGGCTTTTCTACTTCTACCGATGTAATGTTATTAGACTCATTAACATTTAAGTCATCTTCTGTGCCTAATTTATTTTCAATCATTTAATTAATGTAAGACTCTTTCTTTTTGTTCAATAGCAAAAGCAATTATACTTTCTTCTAAATATTTGTCAGTTTCTATAGTATCAACAATTTCTCCATCAATAAACAATCCTTGTGCGTCTGCTATGCCTGTTGCTTTTTCTAAATTTTCAGCCAATATACTAGGTCCTTCGTAAGCAACTCCATCATGTACAAAGCTGGTTAAAAAAATTTTCATTCTAGTAGTATATCATTCTATCTTTTTTCAAGCCCTGCATTTCTTCTTGGTAGTCTTCGTGTAAAGACACAAAGCCTCCCTGTCTAAATCTCATTAAAGCCATGGTTGAACTATCACAAAAGTCATCATGGTCGCCAAAAGGAAAGGAAGCCATTTCTTCTATTACATCTTCTGCAAATTTTTCTTCTGGTGCCCAAACCATGCCAGACTCGAAAATAGGTGCAACACTGTTCATTCTGGCTATTTTGTCTTGTCCTTTGCTAGGAGAGTAAGACGTAACAGGTATTCCCATTCTTCTAAGTTCCTGTGCTAAAGGCGTTCCAGAAGCTTTAGCCTCAATCAACACACAATCTGGTTCCCAATATTTATATTCTTCATAGGCTTGTTTTTTTAACTCAGGAAAATCAACTCTAAACCTTTTTGCATCAAGTAAAATAATATTTGAGGAGCCATCATCTTCACTTTCAAAAACTGCCCAAGTAGTAATAGCACTATAGTCAGCAGTTTCTTTTTTAGAAAAAGCAGTATCATAACTTTGTATAACATAGCTGTAAGAAGGTACTTTTTCTCCATGCCAAGTTCTCCACCATTCTCTTTTTACTATACTACCCTCTTCTGCTGTAGGGTTTTGTAGCCATTGAGAGTTCCATTTGCTAACAGGCAGAGATGCTTTTACACCAAGTAATTCTTCTTTTTTCCAAAACTCTCCCCACAAAGGATTGCCTGTTTTGGGCATTAACGCTGGAAATTCAACTATATCCCATTGGTCAGCATTTTCATCTCCTTGTTTTTTTAAAAGCTTGCCAACCAAATCTTTAGTGCTCCATCTAGTCATTACTATAATTATAGTGCCGCCCGGCTGTAATCTTTGTCTTGGTCCTGATGTGTACCAATCATAACAAGACTCTAGTGCTTTTGGAGACAAAGCATCTTGTTCAGAATGAGGGTCATCAATTATTAATAAATCAGCACCACGACCTGTAATTGCTCCGCCAACACCAGCATAAAACGCTTCGCCTTCTTGATTTGTTGTCCATCTACCAGCACTTTTGTTGTCAGCTTGCAAACTTAAATTAGGAAAAATAAATTTGTAATCTTCGCTGTCAATTAAGTTTCTTACCTTTCTACCAAATCTTACTGCTAATTCTGCTGTGTGTGTACATTGAATAATTTTCAAAGTGCCATTTAAACCCATAAGCCATGCAGGTAAAAAGGTTGAAGCAAATTCTGATTTAGAATGCCTTGGCGGTAAACAAACAATTAGCCTTTTTAATTTACCTTTGGCAATTTTATTAAATTTATTAGCAATTATTTTGTGGTGTCTGCCTTCAATAAAAGCATCTCCCCACATATATTTAACAAAAGATAAAAAATCTTTTCTACAGTTATCTTGTTTATCTATTTGTTCGTATCTTGATAAAAGAGTTATAGCCTCTTCTTTTTCTGAGGGAGATAAAATATCAAAATCTTTAAATGATATATCTTTCATTTTTTAACGAGCAAGGAAGTTGATAGTGAACGCTTGACACTCCCTTGCTCTAGTCGTGTATGGACGATTAGACATAGTATAAATCATTTAGTACCACTTTTTACCTTCAAACAATAAAGCTTCTGCTTCTCTTCTTCTTATTAAGCCATTTAATACTTGTCCTCCGGCTTTATTCCATCTTTTAATTTCTCTAGGAACATCTTCATATCTTTCTTGGTTAAGTACAGTTAGTAAGGTTGAGTTTTTAAGATTAGTAGGACCTAAGTTATAAACCCAACAACATAAAGCATCAAACTGATATTGCTCTAAAGGTACTTTGACTAATTTGTTTATATAGCCTTCATACTCTGGCAATTCTTTTTTTAATAAATTTTCTGCCTCATCTTTACTTATTTTCATATCTTCATCTACGCCTTTAGTATGACCATAGCCTATGGTCCATACTCCAACACTGTCTTGATATGCTTCTAGTTCACAACCTTCAAACTTTTTTAAAAGTGCTACTCCTTCTTCTGATATTTTCATCTTACTCCACTTCTGTAATAGTTCTGTAATAAACAACAACCTCTTTAAGCTCGCTTATGTACCTTTTTAATTCTTGCATGTTATATGACATAAGTTCGTAATCAGGAACAGACATAGCAAAAAAAACCACTGTACCATTTTGTTTTTTCATTTCTTCAACAAACTCATCAAAATTTCCTTTAGACACTACATACCAAAAAGGCTCTTTCAAATCTAAAGAATTTGGCAAGTTTGGATGAATTATTTTTCT